GCCCCTAGTAGCCCAGCGCCTTGACCAGCTCCACGCTGGTGCGGTAGCCGCTGTCGCGGCCCAGGCTGTGCGTGGCCTGCTGGATCATGTAGTCCGTGTCAAAATTGCCCCAGCCTGAGAGGCGCAGCACCGTGCCCGCCCGCAGGCGCGTATCGCCCATAGTTTCGAGAGAGCCTGTCATCTCCCGGCAGTTTTTGGCCCGCAGCTCGGCAATGGCCACGCGCTCGGCCTGCGCCGGATGCTCGATGCGTTTGTTGATGGTCAGTACCCGGCCCGTGGTGGGCGGCAGCTCCGGCTGGTAGCTCTTTTCCGTGGTCTCGGAGCTGGCGGCGTCGGTGTAGCCCACCACGCATTGCGTGTAGACGCCGTCCAATGTGCGCTTGAATCCGGCCCGCTCCACAGCCAGCTCGCCGCGCTTGAGTGCCAGGGGCTCCAGCTGGTCGGCCGCCTGCCCGGAGTAGATGACGCAGAGATTTTTCTTCACGGCCACGCGCAGGCCCTGCTCCTTGCAGATGCGCTGGAGGAAGGCCAGGTCGGCTTCCTGCCGCTGCTCCACGCGCCCGTAGATGATCTCCGGGGCTTTGTAGAGCAGGTCGAGGCCCGCAGGCCCCACCACGTCCGCCGCCACCGTGGACAGAGGCACGTCGCCCCAGGCCTGCGTCTTTTTTTGCAGCATCAGGCTCGATTTTACCGCCGCCGGTACGCCCTTGATGGTCACCACGTCGCCGCCGTCACGGCTGGATTCCAGCGTCAGCTCGTCCACCTCGAATTCGCCGCAGTCCAGTTCTTCCTCTCCGGGGGCGCGGAAATCGTTGGCCACGATGGTCACGCTGATGATGTCGCCGTGTTTGGGCAGCCAGTCCCCTTGCCAGAGCCCCTCGCGGTCTTCCAGCGTGAGCTGGAGGTCGTCCAGCTCATCGTCAGCTTTGTCCACATAGGAAAGGGACAGCAGGTGCGGCCAAAGATCCATGCTCACATCCTTGCCCTGGATGCTGATCTCCACGCTGGCACGGCGCATCACATACGCTCCCACGGCGGCAGGCTGCGCACCCGCTCGGCAGCGGCCTGCTCCGGCACGCTGACGCGCGTCTCCCCGGAGAGCAGCAGCGCGTCCAGCTCATCCACGTTGAGGGCCAGCACATCGCCCATCTGACGCTCACCGGAAAGGCGGGCCAGAGCGATCTGGTCCCATGCCTCGCCCTGTCGGCTGCGGTAGCCGTTAGCCCGCTTGCCGGGCTTACGGATAGCGACCGCGGTTTTGTCGGCTGTTTTTCCGTGTGACACATTGCTGTCTTCAGCCGTAGCTTCCTGCGTCGCAACGGCTGAAGCGACGTATTCGCTAGGCATAGGCCGTCCTCCTGCGGTCGGAGGCGATCTTGTCCAGCGCCCGGCGGATGAGCGCCTCTATGTCCGGCTTGATGCTCTCCAGTACCCGGCGCACCGCGCGCGGGTCGGACGACATGAGGGAAAAATTCTGGGTCAGATCCACCATGATCTGGCCGTTGCTCCCGGCAGCCTGGGCTGTAGAGCCGCCACGACGGGCCAGACGGGCGGGCGTCTGCGGCAGGGCCGTGGGCGTGCCCACACGGCCGGATGTCTGGATGGCCGTGCCCGCGGTCGTGGACAGGCTGCTGCCCGTGCGGCTGCCCGCCGGGATGAACAGGGTCTGCGGCCGGGAATTGTCCCCGGCCAGCGTGACCACGGTGGTGCCGCCGGCAGCGCGTGAGCCGCTGCCACCACCACTCCCTTTGCTGCTCTTCTTTTGGGCTGCCATAAAATCATTGAAGCTCTGCCGCTGCTGATATTTTGGGGGATCGGCGACCTTGGTCGCGGAACCCTGCGTGGCTGTCTTGGCCGCTGAAGATGTCGTGGCTTTCTCGGCTGTCTTCGCCGCATTGTCCGCAGCCTTTTTGTCTCCATCTCCGAAGGCCTTGTTCCAGGCATCAGATACAGCCCCCGTCACGGCACCCACGGCATTGCCCACCGTTTCGATGGCCGAAAAGATCCACTGGAAATTCTCGCGTAGCCAGTTGAAAAATCCAGCGAATATCCCCGTGATCCCATCAATGATGGATGCAAAAAAGGCCGCGGCCCCAGACCAGATGCCGGCGATACCATTGTAGGCCCAGGACCCGAGCTCCATGACATAGCTCCAGGCCGTCAGTGCGCTTTCCGTCACACCTTGCCAGATCACGGAAAAAACAGTGCTGACCGTGCCCCAGACAGACAGGACGGAATCATACGCCCAGTTAAAGGCCCCGATCACACGATCAAGAGCCGGCTGGGCCACCGCTGCCAGATTGTCGAGCAGTGCGGCAAAAAAAATCCGCAGGCGGTCCCAGTTGTCCATGACCCAATTGGCCGCGAATCCAAGGCCCACCAAAGCTATTCCCGCGCCACTGGCCACCAGCAGGCTGCGCAAGCCGCCGGCCAGGATACGTGCCCCCATCCCGGCCACCTTACTGGCCGCCCCGAAGGCCAGGCTGGAAGCTGTGAGCCCGGTCGTACTGGCTGTTGCTGTCATCTGGGATGCGACCAGGCGCAGCAGCAACCCACGCCAGGAATTGGTCGTGGTACGCAGCACATTGAGCACCAGCCCCAGCGCAACACTGCCTACGGCAAAGGATGCCACTGCCGCCACGGCCGTCATCACGACAGCCGTCAGCCGCGGGAAGCTGCTTGCAAGTTCCCTGGCGCCGTTGACCACCACTGTCAGGCCACGGGCCACTGCACCTACGACGGGCAGCATGGTCGCGCCGACGGTCGCTCCCAGATTGCGAGTGCCCTGAGTCAGCTGGGCTATGGCCGTGGCCGTGGTCTTCATCCGGTTCTCGTACTCCTGCAGGACGGAGCCGGAGACATCACTGTTGGCGATATCGAACGCTTTGCGCAGCGTGTCGATCTG